AAGCAAGTTAAGGCTCTTATGGAGGATTTGATAGATGATTATTTAAGAGAGAGCGCTCAAGATATATGGTTTATAGACCTTATAGATGAACTTGCTAATTATGGATTACAAAATACTGACCGAGCTATGGCATTTGGTCTTTGTTTAATTCATAATATAGATAATTATAGAATGAAAGCTTCTATAGAAGATAAAGTTAAAGATATAGGATTTAAATATTATAAAATGGGATATAACGGAATCCCGATAGAAATAAAATAAAATTATGGCTCAAAAATACACATCAATGCCATCAATGGTTATTCCAGAAAAAGAAAAGAATGACGAATGGTGCGAACAAGTTCTCAACGCAATAACAAGCTATATGGCTTCAGACGCAGGAGAATATTCTATTTCAAGAACAAGAGATATTAGAAATTATCAAATTTATAACGGAGAACTAAATCAAGGTGATTATAAATATATAACCGAACAATACGGATTAACGTATCCAGCCAGACTGGTAAACTATCCTATTATAACACCTAAAATTGATCTTTTAATTGGTGAAGAGCTAAGAAGACCTATTGATATGAAGGTTACTACAGTTAATAAAGCTGCTGTTATCAGAAAGCATGATCATAAGGTAGGATTAATGATGAGAGAACTATTAGATGACTTTCATCAAGAAATGAGAGAGACTATGAAAATTGATGTAAAACAAGAAGGTCAAGGTATTCCAGTTCCAGAAGATATTGAAACTTATATGAAATATAACTATCGTGAAATGATAGAAGAGACAGCTCAAGACGGATTGGAATATATAGCTAATAGATATAATTTAAAAGATGTGTTTAAAGAAGGATTTAGAGACTTATTAGTTACATCAAAAGAATTTTACAGGGTAAGTATTCAAAATGGAGATCCATATGTAAGAAGAGTTGATCCTAGAAATATAATTTATGATAATTCTGCCCACTCTGATTACTTAGATGACTGTAGCTGGGTAGGTGAGGAAAGATGGATATCTGTTAATGAAATAAATGATGAATTTAAAGATAGTTTAACTACTAAAGACTTAGAAGAATTAGATAAAATGAGAAATCTTTATGCTGGTGGAGATCTTAATTCATATAACTCAAATTTAGAATGGGTTGATGCAGGGCACGGAAGAGAGACTAGAATTAGAGTGGTGACTGCAGAATGGAAATCTCTCAGAGCTATTAAGTTTAAACTTTCTGATAATAAATATGATCCTGACAGACCTTTTAGAAAAATGGTAAAGGATACTTACAGAAAAAGAAAAGGAGATAGAATAGAAACTAAATGGGTGGATGATATTTGGGAAGCAACAAAAATTGGAGGTAAAATTTTAGTAAATGCAAGAAGAAGAGATAATCAAGTAAGAAGCGTTGATAATCCAGGAAAAACTCCTTTATCTTATGTTGGATGCATAAAAGGAAATACCTCTGGCTCTCCAGCATCTATTGTAGATTTATTAGATAACATACAAATGCTTTATAATATTGTAGTTTATCAAATAGAACTTGCTATGGCTCGTTCTGGTGGTAAGGCTGTGGTTTATGATGTATCTCAATTACCCACTAATGTTGGTATGGATATACAGCAAGTATTGTATCATTTAAAAACAGACGGTATTATACCTATTAACTCAAAAGATGAGGGTAATCAAATGAGTAGTTTTAATCAATTCCAACAAATTGATTTTACTTTATCTCAATCTGTACAGCAATTAATCAATTTAAAAGTAATGTTAGAAGATATGGCGGGTCAAATATCAGGAGTTACCAGACAAAGAGAAGGAGCTGTAGAGAAGTATGAATATGTTGGTAACGTACAAAGAAGTGTAGTTCAATCTTCAACTATAACAGAAAGCTGGTTCTATTCTCATGCAGAAGTAAAGCAAAGAGTTTTAGAAAGAGTTTGTAATTTAATGAAGGTTGCTTGGGCTGGTGGAAAAAAGGCTGGAATGATATTAGGTGATGGTGCTTATAAATTTTTAAATGTTATGCCAGATATAGCATTACAAGATTATGGTGTATATGTTGGTGATAGCGGTAAAGATGATTCTATGAAGCAAGTTGTACAGCAATTATCTCAAGCTGCATTACAAGCTGGTACTATTGATATGTTAGGTGTAATTAAAGTATTAAGAGCAGATACAATGACTGAGGCTGAAAAAGTATTAGAACAAGCTATGAGTGAAATGAAAAAGCAACAAGAAGTTGCTATGCAACAACAACAAGAAGCTCAACAAGCTGCTGCTGAAGCTGAGCAGGCTAAATTCCAAGCTGAAGCTCAACTTAAACAAATGGATAATCAAGCTAAGATAGAGGTTGCTAATATAGGATCTCAGTCTAGAGTGCAAGTTGCTAAAATACAAGCTGAAGTTGATAGAGATTTACACGATACCAAAGAAAGAAATGATATGGATAAAAAAGCTGCAGACTACTATATAGACAGAAAAAATAGAGAAGCTGAAGCTAATTTAAAGAAAGAAGAGAAGGAAAAAAGTACTGGAACCTCTACCACATCAAGTGATTTAAAAAGAGCTGCTCAGAAACTATAATAAATTATTTGTATATTTGCAAACTTAGGGAGTATTAATTTAAATATAAAAAAATGGCAAAAGAAGAATCAAAATTAGTAGAAGAAGTAACTGAAACACCAGTAACTGAAACAGAAGAAACAGGTATAAAAGATGAATTTAATCCTTTAGCTTTTTCAGAAGATGTTTATGGTGAGTTGGGTGAAGATAAAAAATCTGACGACACAGAAGAAGAACAAGAAGAAGTAAAGTCTGAAAAAGAAGAAGAAAAAGAACAAGAAGAAGGATGGGGATGGGACAAAACAGAAGAAGAGGAAGAGGTTAAAGAAGAGGAAGATTATGACTGGGATTTAGAAAAAGCGCAAGCTGATGAAGAGTCTGGTGAAGATGGTTTAAGTTGGGCAAAAGTTGGTAAAGAAATAGGATTAAATGTAAACTCTAAGGAGGAATTTTTACAAACTTTAAATGCTTATGCTGAACAGCTACAAAAACAAAGTCAACAACCAGCACCTAATAGTCAGATTGCTGAATTAAGAAGTTATTTAGCTTTAAGCGACAGAGATTTAGTTGCGGAAGAATTAAAAGCAGATGGAATAGAGGCTGCTGATATAGAAGAATCTTTAGATAAATTAGAGGATTCTGGTATGATGAAAATGAAAGCTAAAAGTGTTAGAAGGGTAATAGGTAATGCTATTGACCAACAAACAGCACAAATTAGACAAGCTCAAACTAACGCTCAGCAAAAGCAACAACAAGATATAAAAAATGCTAAGAGCGGTTTGAAAAAGCAAATAAAGGGCATGAGTGAATTTATGGGAGGAAAAGTAACAAAGAAACAGAAAGAAGAAGTATATCGTTATGCTACAACCGATATGATGAAAGACATATATAAAGATCATGCCAATGTTGCTGATGTTGCTATGTTTATGTTGTATCGTAAGCAAATAGAGAAAATTCTTCGTTCTCAAGGGTTGGAAGATGGCAAAGCCACTATCATGGATAGTATAGTCTCCCCAAACCTTAACAATGGAAAAAGCAAATCTAACTTCAAGGTGAAGTCAGGCGCGTTTGATCCAAAAGCGTTCATGGGCGAGTAAGCTTAACAAGTAAGACAAAGTCTGCTCATAGTTGAAAGTTAATTGAACAAATAATAATAATATGTTTAATTAATAAAAATTTAAAAAAATGGCTGTAACTTCAACGGGTACGTACGGGAGAGGAACAAGTGCTGCAAATGCATTAAATGCAAACTTGTTACAATATCCTGAAATAGCTAGAACTTTAATATCTCTTTACCCAAGATATTCTATGACATATCTTTTAGAAAGAACTAGAAGAATGGCTAAAGAAAAAGTTTTAGGAGACAGTTCTTACGAATGGAAAGTAATGAACCGTCTAAGTAGAAAATGTTTAATTGACGCAACAGGTACAGGAGGTGCTGTAGCTGCTGGTGCAACTGATACATTTGCTTTTGAAAACACTTCAGGTGGTGGTGTAGAAAATTGGTTCAATTTATATGATATAGTTAGATTCTCTAATGGAGCTACTGGTTTAGTAATTTCTTTATCTACTAACACATATACAATTGAAATGATTTCAGCTTTAACTGCTGCTGCTAATACAGTTGGACAGGTGGTTGGAAGAATTGGTTCTGCATTCCCTGCTGGGTCTTCAGGTGCTGATGTTGGTGAAAACAATGTGTATCCAGATACTTACAAAAACTGGATGACTATCAATAGAAAGAAATGTACAATCACTGGTAAAGACGCTACTGATGTTTCTTGGATTGAAAATAATGGTCAAAAACTTTGGTACTTTACTAAAGAGCAACACATGATGGATCAGTTTATGTATGAGCAAGAATTACAAAGATGGTATGGTGAAACTTCTGTATCTTCTGCTGCTACTTCTTACGCTGCTACAAACACTGATATTATTTCATCTATCGTTGCTGGTGAATATGCTGACGGTTCTGCAAGAGCTGCAGTTGCAGTTGGTGATGGTGCTCATACTATTGGTGATGGTGTATTAGCTCAGATTAGTTCTTCTAATCAAGCTTCTTACTCTGCTGGAACATTAACTGAAGATATCATTACTGAGTTTATTGGTAAGATCTCTTTAAATGCTCAAGCTGCTGAAGGTAATGAGTGGGTTGTATTTACTGGAACTGAAGGCCGTATCGCTTTTCATAAAGCCATGAAAGACATGATTGTTGCTCCTGCTGGATCAATGACAGGTGGATCTATGACTGATATAAAAGCTGGTTCTGACGTTTCATTAGGTGGAAACTTCACTTCTTACTATGCATTAGGTAACAAAATTACTGTTGCTTACTGCCCAGTATTTGACGATCCGCATTTACATGGTTCTACAAGTGGTACTAACTCATTTGGTGATACTAGATTAACGGAATCTATGAAGATGGTATTCATGGACTTCGGAACAACTTCTGGTGTTTCTAACGTAGAGTTAATCACTAAAGGTGCTAACGGAATTAATCGTTCATTAGTTAAGAAATATGTTGGTGGTATGGTAAATCCTTACGATACTAAATCAATGATGGCTGCTAATGGAGATGATAGATTCCAATGTCACGTATTATCTGAATCAGGTATTATTGTAAGAAATCCACTTTCTTGCGGTATTTTATCTGCTTCGTAAATTAAGTTAATAATTTGATAGAGGGGGGCTTCGGCCTCCCAATATCGCCTAAAAAAAATATAAAAAATGGCAAATTATTTAGATATTTCAGGAAAATCCTCAGAAGGAGGGCAAGGAAGACTGCCTAAGTTAAGAGGTCAAATTAACCCTACTAGCACACTAACAACAGGCACAACACTTTATGATTATAATAGTGGTACGGTTTATTTTTTAGATAGCTCAGGAGGTACGTTTGATGTAACATTACCTTCTGCAAAAGCAGGTGTTAATTTTAAATTTATCGCAAAAGATGCAACTGCTGATGTAGATATTGTTCAAGCTGCATCTTCAGAAGATTTTGTTGGCTTCATATTAGATGGTGCTGGCACAAAAGATTCTGCTACAAGTTCTGATACAAAAATTATTTTTGATCAAAGTGGCGGATATTCTGCTGGAGACTGGGTAAGCTTATCTTGTGATGGAACAAATTGGTATGTTGAAGGAGCATGTAGTTCTGCTGCTGACGTAGTATTTGGATAGAAATTAATTTATGGAAGACGGAGGGGCTTAGTCCCCTCCAAATTCCTTATATTTGTAAAATGAAAACAAGATTAGTGGTAAGAGACGGAAAAGTAGTAGAGTTAAAAGAAGAAGATTTAAGAAGTACAAAAAAAGAACAAGTGTTTAGTATTGGTAAAGCTAGTGGATTAACATGGGGAAAGAGAGGATATCAAGAGACTAGAATATCAACAAACGAAAGAGGACAAAGAAGAATATTTAAAGAGACTGCACCAAAGTCTAAATATTATATAAGTAAAAAATAACAGGGAGTATTAACTAAAACAAAAAAAAATGGCACATTTAATTTATGTAAAAGCAAGAGACGACAAAAGATTTTCTTACGTTAAGTTTGGAAATTACACAGGAAAAAATGGTAAAAAATCAGTATTATTAAATCCAGACGATATTGTTGTGGATGGTTGGGAAATGAGCAGCGCTCATACAACACTTGATATTGATAATGAGTATGACAAAAGAATTTATGAATTTTTATTAGAGCATCCTTTTATTAGAGCAAATAAACATTATGAATTAATAGATACTAAGGCTAATGTTAAAAAACAGGCTGATGGTATTTTAAAATCAGCTGAAGCTGTACAAGTGGCAACAGCAATTAAAGATAATGAATTATCTGATCTTACTAAACTATTTGGTATTGGAGATGGTTTTGACGATGCAATTGTAAGAGCAAAACTTATTCAAATAGCAGGACAAGCTCCTGATAAGTTTTTAGAAATATATAAAGATGCAGATAAACCTTATCGTGTATTTTTAAAGAAAGCTTTAGAAAAGAAAGTAGTTCAAAAAGTAAATGATGTTTGGAAGCATAACAACTATACTTTAGGTATTTCTGATGAGCATGCTATTGCTTGGTTAAAAGATAATCCAGAAGTTTATGCTGTAATGAAAAATCAAGTTAGAGGTAATTTTACAACTAAAACATCTGAAACTCCAAAGGTTTCCACTGAAGACATGAAATCTAGCACAGGAGTTTCTGCATTAGAAAAAGCTGTAGATGAAAAAAGAGGTTGGTTCACAAAAGATAAAAAATAATATCCATAAATGAATTTATCTGAAGCTCATGAATTAATAGATATACTTTTAGACAAGGCTGATCAACCTTATTTTATACCTGAAGAAAAAACTAAATTTTTAGGGTTAGCTATATCTGATTTTATTAATTTTCATTATCAAAAAATGGAAGCTGATGAAGATTCTAGAAGAGCTTTAGCTGGTTGTATTAGATGGGCTGGTTTTAGTTTGAGCTCATCAGATATAATTGGAGGAACGTATATCTATGATAGTAGCTATCCTGCTCTGTCGTTGAAATATGATGATTCTACTTCTTCAGATCATGTTGGATACTTTAGAATGGGAAATCAATATGTATTACCAAAACGACATTTATACACAATAGCTATAAATATAACTTGTTATAATTATGATGATATTATAGACCCTTCTACAGGATTACCTTATCAAGGAGTAACCGCAAGCGACGTAGTTTCATCTAAGCCAGTAAGCGTAAAAAATAAATCAACTAGAGATTTTTATGAAGATTTTTATACTGAAGATCCTTTTTCTGCTCCCGATGCAGCTAATCCGTATTGGCAATATATAGAAAATAGAATAACTATTAGGAGCTCTTCAGAAGGAGGCGTTAGCAACCTTAGATATTTTTCTATACAAACAGTACTGTTGCCTACAGTGGAAGAGGCTTTTTCAACTGGCACATGGGGTAATTCATCGGCTCCAGCTATGTATGTTTTTACTGAGCATTATCAAAAACAAATTGTACAGATAGCTGTAAAAAAAATGACACAAACTGATGTAGGACTAATGACTCCTCCATCATAATAAATGATATTTGAAGATAGTTCTTTTGCTCCCTGCTGCAAGAATAGGTTAAGACTAGAAATAGTTAAGGCCTATTTTTGTTTTATAGAGAAAATTTAACTAATTTTGTAAACACCTAAATTATGTCCAATGATTACATTAAATGAAATAGCTTATAATATTAGAAATCTTGCATATGGAGGTATTAATTCTATAGAGAATAATATAGATATAAGACAAATAAAACATTGGATACATTATCACAGGGCAAAGCTTATTGCAGATAATATTGATAAAGGAATTACAAATGATCAATCTTTATATCAGATATTTCAACTGACACTTAGGCAATCAACAACTGCTGACGCAGCAAATTATTATGAAGCATATGATCTTTGGCAGAAAGATCCAGGAAATAATACAGCCCCAAATATAACGGGTACTTTTTTATTAAATCATCCCAAAACTACTGCTGGTCTACTTACTGGAAGTTTTTTAGCTTTATCAAGTATGACTAGAGGAAGTTCTAGTCAACAAAGATGGACTGATGCAAGTTCTAAAAATCAATACGGACTTGAAATAACGTCTCACCAATTAAGAGGAGATTTTAGAAATACAGGATATCATGCTTTTTGGTGTCCTAGATCATTACAATTAAAAAATAATGAAGGTATTAAAACCATAAAATTACGAAGGGAGCCGTTTTTTCCTGATGATCCTGCAACAGATGATGCAGATGAATCACTTCAAGGTCATCAAATGACTCGTATAGCACTATATCGTGAGGAGAATACTAGCCAATGGAATCAGCATAATAAATTTACAAATCATGATGGTGCTCCTTACTACCATCAAGGCACAACAGTACATCAAAGAGAAGGTCATCAATCAGAAAATTATATAGTTTTAAGAAATTTACAAGTATCTCCTAATTATCATGGAGGTCTAAAAACTCCTGTTCATAAAAAAGTATTTTGGAAATATAGTGCTGACGCAGAAATGATATTAGAAGATCCTACAAAAATTGATATGATGCGCGGTATTTATTATCTTCCTAATAAGAAATGGGATGATGCTAAAGATCCTTATCCTATTCCTATGGAGTATGTAAGTGATTTAATTCAAAGAGTGGTTCAGGTGGAAATGAGAACAGCTTTACAAACTCAACCTGATTTAGTAGGTGATGGAATGGATGATATTATTAAAAGTAAAATAAAAGATGGGACACAAGTACAAAGATAAATATATCCTTTCTAAGGCGATTTATAAACATGTAAAACTTATACTTTATAAGCATATAGATTATAGTTTGTATTATAATATTATAAAAAGATTTTTTCAAATATTAATTAGAGATATTGTAGATAGAGACAGAATAGTTTTTTTACCTAATAAAATGGGTTATGTTTATTTAGATGAAAAACCGCATAAAAGAGCTTTTCATATAAGAGTAGATAATGAAGCTACAAAAAATGAAGGAAAAACAATTTATAGCAGAATACCTATTTTAGATGACTTTTATAGAAAAATAGTTTGGGTTAGACCTACTAAATATAGAAATTGTAAAATACTACCTTTAGGGTGGGCAAAAAAAGTAATAAACTTTAAATATAAATAATAATGGCAACAACTGTAAACGTATCTACATTAACTGTTACATTAACAGAGACACTAGCTCTAAGTACAGATGCTAGCGGAACAACTGATGATATAACCTTCTCACAAACTAATAATCATATTATAAGCACGTCAATATTAAACGCGTCTAAAAGAATTGTAGAATTAGAAAGCACAGCTTTAACTACTATTTTAACTTTTGATACTAGTTTAAACGCAGGAGGCCAATTTAAAAGAGCAGACGTTAAGTATATTAGAATAACTAATTTAGATGACTCAGCAGTGCTTAAGGTAGGTTTAATAGGGGATAGTAGCGGAGCCTTTCAGTCAGTGGCCGCAAATACGTCTATTATACTTACGGGTACTCAGATAGAAATAGGAGCTACATTCTCATCTTTTGCTAATGCAGATACTATTAAGGTTATTGGAGCTGCACAACAACAATTAGAAATAATGGTAGCAACTACATAAATAATATAATATGCATGTACATATAGATAGAGTTTTTACAACTGTAGCTAGAAATTTAGGGTTAAGAGATTTTTCTAGATATACAAATAATTTTATAGAATGGGCTTATGAAGCTGAAAAGCTTATAGGAAGCATAGATACTTTTGTTCAAAAAGAAGCCACATATAGTGCTTCTGGAGCTAAAGCTACAGGAACAATAACATTTACAAGTAATCCTGTATCTGGAGATTCTATTACATTAAATGGTGCAAAATTATATTTTAAAAAAGCTACAGAAGACTTAGGAGAAGCAAAATCTCCTAATGAAATAAATATAGGTGATGATTTACTAGAAACAATACATAATAATGTTACGCCATTTGGATTGCGTCAAAGCTTAACTGGCTTGCAACAAGTAGATGCAGATAA